TTAACAAATTTTGCTAGGAAACTTAATATTACTGATGAAGATTTAGATAAAATAAAGAAAGAAGCAAAAGCACAAGGAGTTAATATAGGATTACCTAAAACAGAGGAAGTTAAAAACCCAGATGAAATAATACGGTATATGAATAAATTAGAAAAAACAAGACAGACAATTTTAGATAATCTTAGTAGATTAGGGATGAAGAAAAAAGAAATAGAAAGAATTAAACGGTTAGATACAGAAAAAATATCACAAGAGACAGAAACTACTGAGAAAACTTCTACACAACCGCTTAGCGATGAAGAAGTGCTTAAACGCTATCCAGATGCAAAGAAAGCACCTGATGGGAATTGGTATGTTAAAAGAAATGGGAAATGGTATAGGATTGAATAAGTAGGAGAAAAAAATGCCATTAACCCCAGTTGACTATGACCCTTTTGAAGAAGAAAAACAATCTTCAAAAAAAATAACAAAAAAACAAAAAGCAAAACTAGTTCCCGTTGATTACGACCCTTTTAAAGAAAAAAAGCAACCAGAAATTAGTGTTGAAAAAGGTATCCCACAATACCTTATTCCTTTTATTAATAAACCAATTTATGTAAAACCAGGGTCATTCCTTGGTAATTTATTATCTATTCCTCATGCCTTTTTTGAGGCTGGAGTAGGGGCATTTGAAAGCCCTTATTATATTTTAAAAGGACTAGGGAAAATATTACGGTCACCTGCTTTAGAAAAAGCTGGGGAATGGGGAATTAGAGGATTAGAACCTACAAGAAGATATCATGAGTTAATGCGTAAACAATTATATGTGCCACCTACTTCACCAACAGCACGATTAGCCCATTCCATTAGTGAAAAAGTATCAGAAGCAATGGGAAGCTTTGCTAGTCCTGATTTACCTGTTTTAGTAGCTAGTCCTACGGCTTATGGTTTTCTTAGTGGATTAGGAGCAACAGGGGCAGGAGCTCCACCCACACAAGCTTTAACAGCAGGCGTAAGTGGGGCAGTGGCAGGTAAAACTTTTGAGGCTGTTAAGGGATTAAGTCCTATGCAGGCACTTTTAAGAGGTGCGGGTATTGGAGCTACGCCTGAAGTTGCAAGAGGTCTTATTACTGGCAAACCAGAACAAATCGGAAAAGGAATAGAAGAAGGGCTAAGTCTTGGTATATTTTCTGCATTATCTACATTAAAAACTCCTTTAGCAAGAGAGATATATAGAAAAAAAGTAAAAGCAGGCATTCCAAGAGAAGAAGCCTTACGAACAGCTTCTTTAGTAGAAGAAACAATTAACTCTTTAGATATTGATAAAGCTAAAGACCTTCCTCTTAAAGAAAAAGAAATACAAAAGGTAGAGAAAGTTATTAAAGAGATAAGCAAACAAATAGAAGATTTACCAGAAGTTATTAAAGGTAAACGGGGATATAAAACAGAAAAAGGAGCTAAGATAGGATTAAGATTGTTTGCTAAAGAAAATAAATTGTCAAAGGATATGGATTTAACCCAATATTACAATTTAGAGAAAGACGAAACAGGTAATTTTGTTTGGAGAAAAATAACTGAGAAACCAGCGGAAGTTAAACCTGCAATTAAGCCTAAAGAAGAAATAAAACCTCCTGAGGTAGAAATTCCTAAAGAAGAGAAGCCTCCAACAAAAGAAGCCAAAGAAGAAATTAAAGAAAAGCTTAGATCTACAAAGAAAGCTAAACCTTACGAAGGTGTTGAGCCTGGCAGTGCAGAATGGATGAAAATCTGGAAAGAACATCCAGAATTGCAAAAAGAAATGGCTGAAATACGCCAGAAGCAGATAATAGAAGAAGGTAAGAAAGAGAAGGCTTTACCAGAAGCTAAGACTGAAAAAGAAGAGGCAGAAATTACAATAACTCAACCTATTAAGCATTTATATATAGTGCGTCATCCCAAGATAAAGATATGGTATCAAGTCAATTTAATACCAGGTTCAAATAGATATAGAGCAATGAAGTTTAAGACAGAAGCAACTGGGAATAAAGTTATCGGGACAAAATTTTTTGATACTTTAGAAGAAGCAAAAGAATTTGCTCGGGATGAGATTTTAAAAGAATTACCAAAAGAGGCTAAGGCTGAAAAAGAACCTCCCAAAGAAAAACCTCCAGTAGTGCCTTTAACTAAGACACTTTACGAAAATTCTTATCCCATTGAATTAAGTAAGGCCAGTGAGGAATTTCCTGAACATAGACTTGGCGTTGATTATGTGGTTAAGCTGGTGGATAAAAACACAGGTAAGGTTACTTGGGCTAGTTTAAGCGAGAAAAGAGCAAAAGAGTTATTTCCACGGTCTTTTGAAGAGAAGGGCAAGGAAGTTGCTAAAACAGAAACCGAATGGCAACCAGTAAAGGATTACAACAAAGAAATAACTGAAGGAACTCATGTCAAATGGAAATACAGAGGTAGAGAAGGTGAAGGAATAGCTACAGGTAAAATAGGGAAGCGTAAAACAGGTTTTGTTTATCATAGAGTAAAAACTCCAGAAGGCAAAACAAAGTATATGCCTTGGACATCTAGGGCAGAATATTGGATTAAAACAGAAAAAGAGGTTAAGCCTGTTAAAGAAGCAAAGACAGAAGTTAAAAAAAAAGAACTAAAGCCTTCTGTTTTACCTGAATGGCAAGACATAAAAAAACTAATTCCAGAAGGAAAACACCTCCTGAAAAGAAATGGAAACCACTTACTTCTGAGGAAAAACAGCAATTAAGAGATACTATCTTAGATGTGGCATCTAAAGTTAAAACACTCCGTTATAGCATAATAAATAGTATAGCAACTAGAATGTTTCCTGAAAGAATTGCTATAAGCCCAGCTAATGAAATAACAAAACAGTTAATAAAGGAAGGCAAGTTTGAAATTGAACCTGACATAAACCCTGCTTTTGCAGATATTACATATAAAGGCGAAGCACCGAAACCTAGAGTTAAAGAGAAAGAACCTACAATAACTCAACCCAAAGAAAATTTATATGAAGTGCGTCATCCTAAGACAAAGATATGGTATCAAGTCAAAAAAGACCCAGAAACAGAGCAATGGAGAGTTATAAGGTTTGAGCCTTATGAGACTACACACGAAGGAAAGAAAGTAACTGTTAATAAAGCTACTGAAACAAAGTTTTTTAAAACATTGGAAGAGGCAAAGGAATTTGCTCAAAAAGGAATTGTAGGCAAGCCAGTAGAAGAAAAAAAGCCAGAAACTAAACTTTATTCTGGTATTCCTATTGATGAAATAGTTAAGACGGTTAATGAAACAACCAAGAAAGTTGTTGATTATATTAAGCAGAAAAAAAATGAAAAAGTTGATAAAACAGAAATAGAGCATACAGATAGATTTCTTTCTTTTTATGCCAAACAAATACCTAAAGTATTGACTAAGCTGTATGAAAAAGAACATCTCAAAACAGCTCATCCAGAAACTATTTATAGAGAGGCTTTAGATGAATTATCTACCACTATGCCTGACAAAGTAAAAAAACCTATAGTTGATGCTTTAGATGCTTCAAGAGAACATGATTATAAGCTTAGTGGTTATGAAATAAAAGTTAAAGAAAAATTATTGGGTAGTTACAATGCTATTTATAATAAATATGGTAAAAAAGGAATAAAAAGGTTTTTTGATTTGCTTTCTGCTGAGGCACATAAACGCCATGCAATTAGTGAAAAACAGTTAAAAGAATTACCTCCTGAATTTCAATTAGCTTATAAAAGGACAAAAGAATATTTGTTAAGTCCATTAAAAGAATATATGAAGTTTTTAAAAGAAAAGTATCCTGAAAGCAAAGAATATTACAAAGTAAGAGAGCTATTGAAACAGGCAGAGAAAGATTATTTTTATCAGCCTACTGTTAGAACTCATGAGGATATTATCCTTGTTCTTAAAAAGCCTAAGAAAGAAGGTGCTAAACCTACCGTTGTAGGAGCTTTTGAGTTCCCTAATGAAAGAAAAGCTAAACAACAATACAATAGAATGCTTAAAGGTGATTACACAGCTATTCTTAATTGGTTTAGGCGTGTAGGAGATTTAGAAAATGGAAGAGATTTTGTAAATAATATTAAAGAGGGTAATTATACATTAAAGCTTATCAAATTTAAAACAGAACCTACTTATACTCCTGAAGATATACCTTTACAAAGTGTAATGGGCATTTTATCTAAATACAAAGGGAAACAAATCAGAGCTAAAAATCTTCAGGCCAAAGCTATTGCTGAAGATATACAGCGGTTTATTGAAAAGTTTGTTAATCCTATTAGTGTTAAAAGCTTTCATTTAGAAAAGAAGAATATTCCTGGATGGAGCTTAGACCCTATTGATAGAAATGATATTTTACTTAGAAGAGTGCTTTCTGAAAAATCTCTTATTGAAAAATTAAAACTTTCTGATGTTATAACTAATTCTTTTGCTCAAATAGACCCAGAGGAACATCCACAATACTATAAATGGCTTTCTGATTTTAATAAATATATGATGACGCCTAGAGAACCTGAAACCGCTCGCCGTATTCTTTCTGCTTGGAGTATGTGGGGTAATGCAATGTCTGTTATAGCCAATGCTACTCAAACTTATATTTTAGGCCCCGCTATAATGATAGAAAATAAATTAAATCCTGCTAAATTTTTAAAATACGAAGCTGAGTATTTAAGAAAATTTATTGAAAGTGATTATGATAGTAAAGACTTAGCTTATCTGTATTTGCTCCTACAGCATGGAAAGAAGGTATGCTTGGTTTAATGGGAGAAAGAAAAGGAATAATACCCAAAATAGAAGACATAGGTTATGCAGGATTTACTTTTGTTGAATCTGTTAAAAACAGAATGAATACCTTTCTTACTGTGGCTAAAATGCTTGAAGAAAAAGGAATGCCTTTTGAAGAGGCTATGAAAAAAGCTCGTGATATTACTTTTGATATTCATTTTGATATGAATAAATGGAATACTTTAATCAGGGGCAAATATCCTAGATTAGCTCAAACTTTAATGAGTTTTACATTTCATTCTTTTAAAACATTAAGAAGACTTATTTTTAAATCTTTTCCTTCTGCTAAAGAAAGAAAATATGCTATAGGTGCATTAGCTACTTTTTATCTAACTCATTTTTTAGTTGGTGGAATGGCAGCTACCCCTGGTGGGGAACTTTTTTGGCAAATGGTTGATATTCCTTTTAAAAAAGTTTTTGGACAGTCTATAAAGACTTATTTAATGAATGAGTTTTCTGATAAAGAACGCAGGAAATTGCGTTTGTTTATACAATATGGATTATTGGGATTAGCAGGATTACCAAGTGTGGCAGATAGAATTGGATTTGGTTATAGAGAAGTAAGTAAACTTAATAATTTTATAGCAGATGTAATGGCTCATTTAGCTCCTATTCCAGTGATGATTGCTAATCAAGCTGTTAAAGCTATTAGAATGACACAAAAAGGATATTCTTGGCCAACTGCTATTTCTCAACAATTTTCTCCTACCGTTGTAAGGAATATTTCTAGGACATTATATGCGATTAAAAAAGGTTATTTGCCAACTTCCTATGGTAAACCTTTGCAAGATATATATGGTAATAACTTTGTGCCTACTGGATTAGAAGAAATTGCTATGTCTTTTATTGGTGCAATTCCATCTGAACAGCAAGAAATTTATGAAATTAAAGAGGCTCAAAGAAAACAAGAAGATATAAGATTAGCTCATTTACACGATATTACTAATGACATAGTATTAGGATACCTTAATAAAGATTATGCACGAATAGGCAGAGGGTTTGCAAAATGGACAAAATATAATAAAGAGATAATTAAAAAGATAATTAAGGCAAAGAAAGAGAAAAGGAATGATTTAGCTCGCTTCTGGTCAACTCAGTTAATAGAGCAAAAAGCAGTTGAAACATCTATTAGAAATAGATTAGGGAGACATGAAAGTGCACCAAATTTATTAACAATGAGTTGGTGGAAAAAGGGGCAAAAAGGGTATGAAGAAGCTGTTAAAGTTATTCTTTTAAGGGAATATTTACGCAGGCTTAAGCAAAGGTTAAGGAGGTAATGTAATGGGAGAAAACAAAGATAAACAGGCAGGATTACAATGGCTTTGGCAACACGCTCTTTTCTTGCCTAAGAATAGTGTAAGGGCAATTGCGTTTCTGTTTACACTTATGCTTCTTGGGTATCTAGCATTAAATTTAAAAGGCCAAGTCCAAATGACGATTATAGGTGGACTTATTAGTGTGCTTACAAGTGCCCTCCACTATTATTTTGGGGGGAGAGAAAAACAAGAGGAAAGGGAAACAAATGAGTAAAATAATTGCAGAAAATGGAAACTGGAGAATAAGGCAAGCTGAGGATGATAACTATGCTCTTACTTGCGCAAAAGGCCATTTCACCTTCTACATTAAGGGTGAAAATGAAAAGCTAGTATTCTATAATATGCTCAAATCAGTAGAAGCAAAAATTAAAGATGTAGCCTTTATTACCTTCGGTGGTTGGTTTGCTTTGTGGTTAACTGCAGAAGATGTAGCATTTCTTTTAAAAAATCTCCCTATGACTGATGCAGAAAAACAAGCAAGTATAACTGCTGAAATAGTGGATGAAAAAATAACCATTCAATGAGTGATGGAGAATAAAAGAATAATTTGTGTTAGTGACCTCCACATTCCTTATACATCGCAATATTTTATTCCCTTTGCTGATTATGCTTCTAAGGCAGATAAGGTTGTTTTTTGTGGTGATATTTTAGATTTAGTAAGATGTAATATTAAAGATATTAAAAATAGCTATATTGGACAAGAATTGCTAAAAGCGTTAAAAAAAATTATAAAATCAACTCAAACAGTCTTTATTGAAGGCAATCATGACCCAGAGTTAGGAAAAGGTTTAACTGAATTATCAAGAATGGAAATACAATCATCCATTTTCTACCGCATTGGGCGGATAGGCTTCGCCCATGGTTTTCAATTTGACCCTCTATGTAAGCACTGGGATTGGAAATTATTATCAAAGTTTGCGCCTTGGTTTTTTAATCCACCTTCAGGATGGAAAAAGAGAAATAGAAAAAAATGGAAAAAGAAAATAGGGCAAATATATGCTGAGGCATTCTCTTTTTTAGAAAAAACTAATTGGTGTAGAATATTGGTTATCGGTCATACTCATTACCCCTCTATTCATACATTGGAAACAGGACAGAAACTAGTTGACTGTGGGGATTGGGTAGATAGTAATAGCTGGATAGAGATTGAAAGAGGAAAGGTAGAAATTAAAACTTTATGAACCAGCAAGAAATAGAAGCCAGAAGACTTACCACTTTGATTAAGCAGTGGGCAATGGAAGCTAGGACTAGATGTTCTGAAACAGAAGACTCAGAGGAATGCAAAAGACTTATAAAACAATTACTTAAATCATGTGAAAAGTTTGAACGGTTGATAAGTTTAATTAAATGATTTAAAAATTAAATAGGAGGCAAAGATGAAAAAATTATCTATTATCTTTCTCTGTTTTATATTTTTAGGCTGTATTGGGCATACGAGTAAGCTCACTAAAAATTATGAAGGCTTTATGAAACAGGCAGATGAGTTGGCTCAGGTCTTATGCGAACATAGCGAATTCTCTACCTGTTATTGGCAGGCTGCATTAGGTGATGACATAAATAAATTGCCTGCTGAAGCTTTGAATATCCTAGATGAAATTGAGCAAATAACAAAAGGGAAAACGGTAGATGAGCTAACGGAGTGTGAGAAAGGAAAGTTATTAGGGCTGTGGCAAAGGTTTAGTTATCTTGTGGGTAAAGATATAATAGAAAAAGTAGTGCCTTATATGATAAAATTTATAATCAAATAAGGTAAATTATGATTAAATCTTACAAATTGAAAATTTATGCGAATAAAGGAAAGACCAAAGAATTAAATAAGCTTCTCTCTTTCTGGCAAGACCAAGTAAATCACAAAATAAAGCTGTTTTGGACATTTAAAGACATAAAAGGTTTATATCCACCTAAAGAGTATTGCAGGGGTGGAAGACTTGTTAGGGATGCTTCTCAAAAAGCTTGGCAAATAGTTAAAGGTGCAAGAAAAACTAATCAAAAAGAAAGACCATATTTCAAAGGCAAGGAAATAGATTTAAATCAGTTTAGTGCCTATATTATTCCTGAATTTAAAACAAAGGAGTTTGATATTTGGTTTAAAGTAATTTCTATTACACCAAGAAAAAGGATAATTCTGCCTTGTAAACGGACTAAAATCTTTAACGAAGCAGTTAATAAAGGAAAATTAAGAAGGAGCTTTAAATTATTGAAAATCAATGGCAATTATTATATGCAATGCTTTGTGGAGTTTTCTGAAATTAAACGAGAAAATATGAATATTATCGGCATTGATGTGGGTTTAAATAAACCGATTGTAACTTCTGATGGTAAAATCCTAGGTAAAGAATTGAAAGATTTAAGAATAAGAACGAAATGGAGAACTTATAAGCGTTGTTTATCACCTACTAAACAATGGCTTAATCATTATGCTAAAGAGCTAATAAAACTTTATCCTGATACTGATTTTGCTGTTGAGGATTTATTGTTTAAAGGTAAGAAAAATAGAACTAAAAAATTTAGGAGAGATAATAATAATTGGCCATATAAGTGGTTGGCAAAGAAATTGATAGAGCTTTCAAGCCTCAAAGGTTTTGGGGTAATAAAGGTTAATCCATATAATACTTCCATTACTTGCCCGTTATGTGGATTAACTGATAAAGCGAATCGGCAAGGAGAATTGTTCCATTGTATTGGCTGTGGGCATAAGGAAGATGCTGATATAATTGGGGCAATCAATATCAAACTTCTTGCCGAAAGAGTAGCTAGGGAGCAATCCGTCTCCTTAAATCAGACAGGGGGGATAAATGTCCATTAAGTCTGGAACGGCTCAGGGATAAAGCAAATAAGCTTAAAAATAAAAACAAAATAGGAGAGCATTATGCCAGTCAGAAAGTATAGAAAGAAACCAGTCGTAGTAGAGGCCATACAATGGACTGGAGATAATCTAAAGGAAGTTATTGAGTTTACAGGATTACATCCGTCAGCAAGAAAATGGACTTGGGAAGAGTTTGAGGAAGTAGTAAAAAAGAAAGGGCTTAAAATATTTACACTTGAGGGAGTGGAAAAACCTAGGATAGGAGATTACCTAATTAAAGGTGTTGAAGGCGAAATTTACCGATGTAATCCTCGTATATTTAAAAAAACTTATGAATTGGCGGAATAAAAATGCTGATTAAATTTCTTGCCTATAAGGGCACTGATTGGTTAGCTAAGGTCATCAAATGGGAAACCCAATCAGATTACAGCCATATTGCTTATATTTATGATAACAAGCATACAATAGAATGTTGGCCTGAACATTGGTATCAGCTACTAAATGTGAGATGGAATATTAGACCGATTTTTAAAGGATACAAAAAGGGAGATGAGTATGAAATATGGGGCTTAGAGGTTTCTGATGGTCAGGCCTGTATTATTCATAATTTCTTTCTGGGGCTTGTGGACATAAAAGCTAAGTTTGATTATGTGGCTGGATTTGGTTTGTTTACAAAATGGAGAAAAGAAAAGAAAAACCAATACTTTTGCAGTGAAGGTTGTATTACTCCACTTGTAAAAATATTTGATTGGACGCATATCAAGCCTTGGAAGATTAGCCCTGAAAATTTTGTTCAGATTATTCAGGCTTGTGGTGGGAAGTTGATAGAGAAAGGTAAGGTAAAATAAAACGGAGGTAAAAATGTTAGCACAAAGACGTCCTCCTAGAGATGGACGGGGAAAAGGTCAAGGGATGCCAGGTGGTAGAAGAAGAGGGCGTAATACTAAACCTTGCCCACGAGGAGGAGTGGGTTACGGACGTGGAAGTGGTAGAGGTAAAGGCAGAGGTAGAAGATAATGCCAAAATATTTAACTTCTATGGCAATAAACTGCCACATATTTGGCCTCTGAGGCAGGTTTGAATTGAAATAGGATGTTTTATATGGGTAAGGCTGAGAAAATGCAATATAGGGCATTCTCATGCAAAAAACAGCTTTAGGAGATAAAATTAAACAGCAAGACCATAATTTAAAAGTTAAAATTTATAAATATTTACTTTCTTTACCTTTTGATGTCGTTCCTACTTCGGCAGAGATTGCAGAAAAGTTCCAAGTGGATGTTAAAGATGTAGATAGAGTTTTAGGATTGTTATTAGAACGGCTTTATGAATATAGAAGTAAGCATGTTAATAGAGTTCTTCTTATGCTTGAGAGTAAATTGCTTGAAAAAGCTATGGAAGGTAAACTTGGTGCTATTGAATTAGGATTAAAGATATATAATAAATTAAAAGAAACCTTAGAAATTAGACATAATATAAATGTTGATACCCCTTTGTCTCAATACAATATAAATATTTTTACAGAGCAAGATAAGAATTTAATAGATAGAATAAATAGAGCATTGAGTTCCATTCCTTCTCTATCTGATAAAGAGAAAGAAAAGGTAATTGATGCAGAAGTAGTTAAAGAGGAGGGGGGGGATATAAAATTTCCAGAGCGCCAATTTGTTGAAAATTTAATCAAGAAAGATAAGAAGAAAAAGAAAAAGAAATAATCACTTAGCTATCCAGTGTCTTCTTTCTTTTTGCTGATTTTGTAATTCTCTCCACCTGTCTTTCCTTTTTTTAGCCATTTCACGGCGTTCAAAATAAGGAAATAAATATAAAACTATGTATCCAATACAATCCATGCCGTGAGCTAAGTATTCATCTCTTTCCCAACTTAATTCATTAGTCTTTTTAGTTTTAATATATTGAAAGCATCTATGGATGTAAGCACAACTTTCTGTTGAAATAAAACTTTCTATAGGGCTATTGGCAATTTCATCATTTATTAAAAGTCCAGGTTTCCCATTATATTCATCGGTTAATTTATTTCTTATTTGCACAGTCATTCGTTCTTTTTTATTAGGAACAGGTATAACAGGAGATAATCCTGCAGCTATTAAAGCTTCTACACTCATTCCTTTATCGGTTCTTTGTTGTCCTGCTTCATCTGCCAGATAGATAAAAGAAGCTCCTTCCCCAAACCATTGTTTTAATTTACTTTTTACATATTTAGCAAAAGGGAATATATCTATTTGTTTACCGAGAATACATTTTAAAATAAGAAGGCAATCGTCATCATCTACTTGAGCACATACCACGCAAGGATGTAAAAACCCATAATCTATACCTACATATACAGGTTTCTCTTTAATATATGTAAGTTGCCTTACATGTTTAAATTTATCGTATTGGGGGAAATGCCTGCCTGATTGTGGAATATCAAAAGTTCCTAATACATTTATAGCAAAGTCAATAGCACCTCTTTGTTGTTTTTCTCTTTCCACATCTTTTTTGGACATCTCATCATCATATCTCCAATCAAACTCATAAATACTAGGTAATTTTAAATTTGGATTTGTTCTTAATGGCTGTCTTTTACTGAATAATTGATAAAAATAATAAGAAGTATAATCATTATCGGCAGGTATAAGTCTTTCTCTAGCAGGAGTTCCACAAGCTATTCTACATGATACTGTATCAGTTAATGTTGACCATGCTGCAGCGTCTGTATGATACCATAAACTGAATTCATCTAAAAAAGCTGCTCTTGCTCTACCACCAGCTCCAAAGTCTGCTGTATTTGCCTTTCCTCTAATAGATACTCCAGTTTCAGGATTGATTAAAAGACGTGTTCTGTCATGTTCTCTCCATTTAAATCCTTTAGGTAATAACCAATCAGGTAATGATTTTAATAAGTATCTTACTTTTTCAAAAAGACTATCCATATCTCCCCTTCTATCAACTGTTTCTTCATTCACTGAACCAAGAAGAAAATCACTAGGGAAGAATGGATTAAGAAAAAAGAAAAGGAAAATTCCTGTTACTGTATAAGTAAATCCAATACTTCTTTTTTTAAGAGCTATTAAATCACCTCCATATAATATTCTTTCAACAATAGCTGGGACTAATATTTCTCTTTGATATTTCCATAAAATAAATGGTCTATGAGGACTATCAGGATGTCTTACTGGACAATATATATAAAGAAAACAATCAAAGAAAAAAGTTATATCTTTGAAAGTATATAATTTAATATCCTGCCTAAATTTACTATCTTTCCTTGCTTTTTTGAGAAGTTCTCTTCTAAATTCTAAGTTTGCTTTATATTCTATTGGATATTTTATCTTATTTTTAGGAAAAACAGCGTTTAAATGTTCAATAGAAGGTGCAAATTCAGAGAATTTTTGAGATTTCATATATATATATTGAACTCCAATTGCCTTTTTGTCAATCTTTTGCGAGCTTGACAGGATTATGATTGTATTTTATATTATCTATAATAAATTCTTATGAACAGAAGAAAGAAAGAAATAGATGTTATTTTAGAACGATATGAAGAGACTAGGTCTGCTTATAAGGATTTTTGGAAAAAGGCAGAAGAAAGTTATGGTTTTGTTTATGGCGGTAAATATCAATGGTATGTAGATGGTAGCGATAAATATTATAAAGATTTAAAAGATGCAGAACGCCCTACCTTATCTATAAATAGAATACAGGCAAAGTTAAATCTTCTTGACGGTTATTTTCTTACTACTAGATATGATATTAAATTCCGTCCACAACAAAAGAAAGACCAAGAAATAGTTGATATAGCCAATCAATTATATAAATTAGTTTGGTATCAAATAAAGGGAGATTTAATCGAATCAGAAGTTTTTTATAATGGTATAATTCCAGGGGAATATTATTTCTTTATTTATCCTGATTATTCTAAAGATATTATTCGTGGTGATGTGGGTCTTTGTGCTTGTTCTCCGTGGGAGGTAATGTTTGATCCAAGAGCAAAACGGTATGATAAAACAGATGCTGAATATGTCTTTAGATCTGTATGGCTTCCTGTAGAAACAATCAAACGGAGATGGCCTCAAAAAGCTAGACAAATAGATAAGTTAGTTAAGGTTTTAACTATTATTTCTACTAAAGGATTTGAGGCACTTAAACAAAGCGTTCATATTACACATCCTTATGATAGATGGAGAGATGCTTTATCACGGCCTTATAATATTAAGGCGAATGAAGGAAGAATAGATGAGTATTGGTATAAGACTTGGGAAAAAATTGAAATTATTGTTGATGCTATTACAAAGAAAGTCATTGATGAAAATGAAATAGATAAAGAAACTTTAGAAATTAGAAAAAAAGCTGGAGATATAGAAGTCTTAACTAGATATATTCCTAAAGTAAGAGTTAAATATTTATTTGGAGATATAGAGCTTAGTGATGAGCCTTCTCCTTGGACAAAAGGAGAATTAGCAAAGAATTTCCCTTTTGTTCCGTTTACGATATATAAAATATATTTGCCTACAGAAAAGAAATGTTTAATTTGGGGTGTTGTAGAAGTTCTTAAAGATGTTCAGAGAGAAATAAATAAAAGGCATAGTTATCTTATAGAAGCTATGCTTAATGCTCCTTATAATGTTTTAATTTATGAAGACCAAACTTTTACTCCTGAAAGTGAAGAGGCTTTAAGCAAAAAAGGGTTTCGCCCAGGAATGTCTTTAAAAACTTATCCAGGCAAATTAAACAATTACAAAATTGAAAATACAGTGCAATTCCCTGTAGGTTTATTGGAATTAGAAAATTTAGCCCTTAAAGATGCTGATATAGTTTCTCCTATTATCCCTCCTTCTGGCAAAGTTAAATCAGGTTCTGCAATGCTTCAGGAAGAAAGAATTATGCTTACAGATAAAGCGAGAATATTTAATAATTTCAAAGAGACAAAAATACTTTTAGCTAGATATTTATTTAATGCTATTCAGCAAACTTATGATTATGAAAAAACTTTCAAGGCGGTTGATAGTGATGAAGAATATACTATAAATCAAGTAGTTTTTGCTACTAAAAAAGAACCACATCCACTTACTGGTTCTCCTGTTGAAACTGTTGTTAGAGATGAATTTGGCAGACCTGTAATAGAAAAAATAGTAAATGATATTACAAATGAAGCACTTGACTTTGATATTATTGCTACTGAAGTTAATGCTTCACCAAGTTATAGATTAGCAGTAGCTAATGATTTATTAAAAATAATTCAAACAACACCAAATCCAATTTTTATTAAAATGTTATTTGAATATTTGGACTTACCTTCTCATATCAAAAAAGAATTAGAACAACAAATAAATGCCCAAACACAACAAGCATTACAGCAACAAAATTTGCCACAAAATATAAGACAATTACAAACTCCATTTAAACAAGGAGGGTAAGGTATGGGCAATACAGAAGAAAAAAAAGAAGAAGGAATGGAAGAAACTTTACCACCAGAAGAAACTGAAGAAACTACAGAACCACAGCCATCTGAAAAACCTGAGGAAAAACCTGAAACACCGCCAGAGAAAAAAGATAAAGAATATAACTTCAAAGTTTTAAGAAATGAATTAGAGAAACAAAAGAAATTAGTTGATTATTATGCTAATCTAGCAAAACAAACACAAGTTCAGCCAATTCAACCTCCTTATGATATTCCTAAACAACCATTCCCACAGAATATTCCACAAACTCCTCTTATTCCTACGCCAACAGTGCCTACTCCTTTTGGTTCTGTGCCACCTAATGTTACTCCTACTTCTCCTGCTTTGCCTAAAGATATAACCGAATTTAGTCCTCAAGAAGAAACAGAAATAGCTGAAGCAGATGACCCTGCTGCTAAAGCAAAAGAAGTTTTACAAAATAAAATTCGTGCTTATACTGATTATATTTATCAACTGCAAGGTTTACAACAACCACAAATTTCTCCAACTGATATTGCTCGTCTGGTAGATGAAAAAGTGAATGAAAAGTTAGAACTTGATAGAGTGCAAAGAGGGTTAGAAGAAGTAAGCCAAAATCCAGAATTTATTGAACTTGTTAAAAAGCATGTAGAGCCTACCAAAGATAAATTAGCACCTTTCTGGAACAGTTTTTATGTATTTGGAGAAAATGCAGGTAAGGTTTTATATGAAGTTTTAAAAGCTTTAGATAAAAGTGAACCTGATGTAGCTAAGAGGGCTTTTGAAGCTGGGCAAAGACAAATTGTTGAGAAATTACAACAAAGAGCAACAGCCCCAACACCACCTATGGGTAGAGTATCTACAAAAACAGATTACACGGCAGAAGATTTAGAGAATATGTCTGTAGATGAGATAATGAATGTTCCACCTGAAATAATAGAGAAGTGGAGAAAAGGGGAATTGGATTAATCTGTTTCTGCTAAATTTTTAAGCTGTCTTAATTTTCTCATAAGTCGTATTTCTTTTTCCTTTTCTAACTGTATCATTTTATACATCTCCCGTTTGCTTAAACGGGCTTTTTCTTTTTCTCGTTCTATTTCTTTTACTCTTTTTTTCACATCCATTTTAGCCAATTCTGTTAATTCTAATACTTTTAAAAGAGGGTTACCAAATTCTTTTGGATACAGCCAACATAATCTACTAACACCTGTTACTTTCTCTAGTTTTTTTGCTGCTTCTAAAGAAGGTCTTGTATCATGATGCGCCCATCTGGATAAAGACCCAAATGATATACCAGTTGCTTGAGACAATTTCTTTAAAATTTCATAATATTGCTTCCTTAATTTACGGTATTTTCTTTTTGGTTTTTCTATAGGTTCGTCAAACCACATAGCTATTTTTTAATCGTAAGATTTTTTTATAGCTATTACATCGCCAAGATGAAATTTTATTCTATCTCCATAAGATAGAGTAGTAATAAAAATAGGGGTATTAGCTAATTTACCATATCCATAAGTTCCTTTTATATCTGTTACTTCAACCCACATTCTCTCTTTCTCACTTTTTTCATTTAATCCAAAAATGAGTTTTACATAATTACCTATTTTAATATTAAGTAAATTTTCTCTACTTGGAAGTTCAAAAGTTTTCAAAATAGGTGGCCTACAAATACAAAAGCTTTTTTCTTTTTTGTTTTTAATCATTTTGTCTTACCTCCTTTCATCAGGCGTGCAACAAATTGTATATACTTGTCCATCAATAGTGCACATTCCTGAAGGAAATGTTCCAATAGGACATAATTCTCCAGCGGGCACTATAATACAAAAGTAAAGAGCAAACAAAAATGTAAGTATTCTTTTCATTTTTACCTCCTTAATTTAATATACCCAAATACATGGATGTGGCTTTGTTTTATCTTTATCTAAGTGTATGAAATTAGCACCAATTCCTATGCGTTGTATGCCAAGAATTATAGCAAAAGCAATAATTTTATATCTGAAAGTTGAATTGGGAATATAAATATCCGCTGCAAGTCCTTTTAAATGAGCAGAATTTTCAGAGCCACCCACTTTTTTATTGTGTTTTACACATCTAAAACCAGAAGTAATATTCAATGGTTCTCCTATCCAATCCCTTAACTCATCTAGTTTTTTCACAAACTCTTGTTCCATTTCACATTTACCACAACAAGGGCAGGCAAATTCTTCAGGGGTAAAATGCTTAATTTCTTTCCACCATGAAAAATGGGATATTTGAATACTCATACTTTTTCTACCTCACTCAACAATAAATAAAACTTCCCTCTATTTGGCACTTCCACCCTTACTTGTCTAGGCTCATCATTGCATATCCACACCACAGTAGCTTCCTCATTACATATATCAAACAATTTAGTAAGAAAAGTAGGTAAAATCCTCACCTTATCACCTATTTTGAAATTGGTTTGGGTCATTGTTCCCCTCCTTTAAGTTGATAACAATGGTTTAGGAGTTGAGTTTATTCGTTTCGTTGCCATCTCTACATATTCACTATTTAATTCTATTCCGATAAAGTCTCTACACAATTTTTTAGCTACTACTCCAGTTGTCCCGCTTCCCATAAAACAATCCAAAACCACTCCTGAAATCCATTTATTCTCTTCTATTAAAGGGGTTTTACACTTCGGACAATATTTGAAGGCATCATCATCTTTCCACAATAAGGACATTTTATTGGTCGTGGCTTTTTCTTTTTGTGTGTCAACGAATCGTGTTCTCCCTTTTCCAGAACTATTAAATTCTCTGGACGATTGTCGTCTTTTTTGCCATTTAGATGATGAACTACCTCGGTTTTCTTCAAGGGTCTGCCTAAAATTTTCTCCATTATCAATCTGTGTTCCATTTCGTATTTTTTCTTTTTGGAATTCCAAACTAAAATATGCCCTTTCCAGTTTTTTATTTTGCCGTCGTATCTCTGAGGATTGTTCTTTTTTCTTTGCTGATTCATCCATAGTGCCTTGCATTTTTGGGAACAAAATTTTCTTTTCTCCCAATGATTTGCAATAATCTTGCGGTGACATTGTTTGCAATAAAATACCTTTTTCATATATCTTTACTTTATTTGTTTTCTCATTATATTCTATCACAATCCCACATTTTTTGCAAGACCTTATAAAACAATCGCAATTAGTCCAGCCAATGGTGTAATGCTTTGCATTTACTTTCTTCATTACCTTACTTGTAGGGTCTTTTTGGTTGCCCCATCTTTGTTTCTTCTCCATAGTCTCTCAAGCCAAAGTAAGGAGGCGATGTAATTGCACAATCAATACACTCATCTGGTAACTTTTTTAAAATATCTAATGTATTCCCTTGCAAAATCTTATTCCTAATCTGGTCTAACTCATACATTTTTATCTTCTTTCTCCATCTCCAAAATTTTATCTGCAATTATCCTAGCAGTTTCTTTTGGCTTATTTTTAATAATCCATATTTCTTCATAAGGCCAGTAATGTTTGGTTAATATTTCTTTCATAGCTTTAACTACCCTAACATCCTCTCTTTCTTTAGACCGCAAGAAGAAAGTATACAAATCAACACCCCGAAATTCCAAATCACACAAAGAGGTAGCGTATGGCAAGTTAGCTAGCAATCGGTAAGCACAATTATCTATAATGCTTCTATCAGCCACAATTATTTTGTCTTTATGCACCAGATAACTAGCAATAGTGCAGTTATCCAATGCGTCTTCAAACAATCCATAAGCTAGGCGGTCAGTAAAAATCTTTTCCCTCCAAGTATCTCTTATCCCCATCTGCGTTAATATCCAATGACCAAACTCACCTACAAAAGCAAACTTATCAGGTGGCAATAGTTTTTGAAGATAGACAAAGGTCATTGTCTTACCGACATGGTGACTACCAGATAAGGCGTAAACTTTAATCATGATTTAGCTCCTCATAAAGTTCCTCTATCTTTTCTTTAGTCAATGGCCAACCAAATCTACTTATTTCCTCAGATATAGTAGCTACCTTTTCACCATCTAAATAAATTTTGGCTTCATTTTTCCTTTTGACGTATATCACGCAAAGGACAATACTTTCATTAGCTTGAGAAAGCAGTTTATTTACCACCCATTCAACCTGTTTTTTAACTTTATCAGTCATTGATATCCTCCTACCACTTAAACGCATTCTCTATTATTCTCACTCGTGTTACTAATCTAGGATAGTCCTCTTTAAACAAATCCAGTGCCTCTTGGCTCATTAAAAAGCGATTTAATCTTTCCACATCTTCCAATTTGATAGAGCTACGCACAAGGCCAATGATTGAATGAACTTTTTCCGCAATGCATTGCCAGTATTCTTTATCTGGTTTTGTTTGGATTACTTTGTTTGACATAATTCACTCCTTTTAAATTTCCATTTTCTCTCATCTTTGTCATAGTAATAGCCTCTCTTTTTCAAAAAAAATGCCAAATTAGTGTAAGAAATTTTGCAGACTTTTCCAAATCTTGTTACACTACCAAATTCTTTTAATACTTTTTTTATTCCGCCATATCGTTTAAAAGCTTCCCTTGCAAGTCCATGAGGAGCATGGTTATACTCTCTAGATTTGGTTTTAATTCTCAACTTTTTTAGCCCTTGTAAAATTGTAGTTCGTTTAAATCCCCATCTCAATCCCATCCCTTTTGTTCCTTCTTCATTATACTGGCGCTCTAGCTCTGTTTTTACTTTTTCAACATCGCATTTGTAATAATAAAACACATGCCAAAGAAAAGATCCCGCTGGACTAGCAGTTATAGTAGAGGCTATTGCAGTTTTCAGTTTCGCAGACAAGGGATAATTAAGCTTATCAGCCCATTCAAATAATTCTTTTAATTCCTTGTTTGTAAGCTTTAACTTAAATATTTTATTATGGCGTTTCTTTGTTTTCATCTATTATTTCCACTTTTAAACCAATTCCTCTTTTAGGCAACCATTCAGTCCTTATAAATTTTTTAATTTTCACTGCCGTTGGAGTTTCTTCTATAACCTTTACTTCTTTGACTATATGCCACGTTCCAAGGTCAAAATCTTTTTCCCAAATCAATGCTCTTTTCTTCATTTCACATCCACCTACCCATAAACAGTAAAAGGAGAAGGAGCTTTGTCTTTAGTAGGTCTATTCCTTCTTTCCCAATCCTCATTCACGAGTAGTTGCAGTGCTTTTATAGTCTTTGAATTGCTAACCGATTTTCGTTTACTTGTCTTTTTATTTTTTATATATTGATTAAGCCAACATTTCACACAATACTTAGTGCCTGGAATAGCAGGTTTCCCACAAATAGGGCATCTTTCTTGTTCCATCATCTTCCTTTGGTATTTTAATTGTCTTGAAATAATTTCTTTCATAATGGCCTCCATTTAATTTATTACCATTTGAACCAGTTTTCTATTACTAATAGAATTCTGTTTAGCACAGCCTTTCTGCAATCATTCCAACCGTCTCTATATGCACGAAGTTCATTTTCAGGGACTTTCCAATGCTTTTTCATTTCTTTAAGGTCTGCTTCAGGGGGCAGGAAGACAAAAAAACAGCAATGTGCATAAACATTCATTATTTCTCTTACAAATGTTTCCCAATTAAGATTTCCACTCCAAATTTTTCTTAGTTCTTCTTCAAAATCCATTGAAGTCTTTATTGCAATCTTTCCTTTTTTAGTTAATTCTTGTTCCATTTTTCCCCCCTCATTTTTATAATTTGAAAAACAGCCTGTAATTGCTGTAACATAACTTCTGCACTCTCCACCCATTCTCCCCAAGTTTTAGCATTACTAACATCTTGCCATGCATTCATTTCTTGCTTTTTGTTACAGCTTCCAAATATAACCCTAAGAGGGCAATACTTGCATAAATCATAATCATCTATATTCAAATGAAAAAAAGTTTGGCAAAGAGGACAATCATCACTAGACCAAGCTTCTTTTATTTCTTTAAACATCTTCCACCCTGAAACTGGTTGATTGGGAATTTGTGTCTTTCCCCACTCCAACATTCTTTTCCAATGTTCTATTGATTGAGCGGTTGCTTCTAAAACTTCTTTTAATGGTATTTTCATTTTTCCTTCCTCCTTTATCTAATACGGCTATTTGTTTGCTTAATCTTCATTTCCAAATAATTTATTTTGTCCAAAAATTCTATTAAATATTCTTCAAGAGGAGAAACACTTTCATCATTGTTTTCTTTTCTTATTGCATGTTTTTCTTCTTCATTTTTGGGCAATAAATAAGGAGTTAATTCAACGGTCAAATCATCAATTGTTGTATTCAAATCATCCAATGCCTTTGATATTGTTATTGCTTTCTCTATTATTGGGTTGTGTTGTTCTTTTAATTCACTCATTTTTTACCTCCTATTTTGAATTATTTTTATATAACTTTCTTCCCAAGGAAAATATTTCTGCCCTATACCTATTAAAGAACGAGCAAGGCATGTTTCACCTTTTTTGATTTCACCCCCACATAAATCACAATAATAATTTCTTAATGCTTTCCCCCATTTTTCAATACATTTTTCATTATAGCAGTCATCTGGTTCATGTGTTACTCTTTCTTTCTGATTTTTTGCACAGGATTTACATAATATTTCTTGTTTCACTCATTCTCTCCTTACCACATACATTCTTTTGCAATAGCAACTAAACGGAGAAAAACCTCATCTTTCACTTTCTCCTTTGAATCTAATGCCTCATAAGGCACTAAATCTGGATGTATTTTCTTATCTGGGTCATAAACTTCACCGTATTGCCACCCCATCTCCTTGTATTTCCTCACCCAAGAGTCATGGGCAGTTTTAAAGTCAGGAAACTTACGCTTTCCTGTAACTAAATCATCAATAAGCTCAATAAATTGTTGTTTGAATTCTTCTTCACGTTGTCCCCATGGTTTGGGGACTACAGGACAATCAAGCATTTGTGCATGTAATCTTGCTGCCTCATAAACAAAAATTGCCATACGAATTGCTTTGCTTAATTCTAATGCATCTTTTTTCATTTATTCCTCCTTTTTAGGCCGAACTGACCTAAGCATTTCTGCAATTTTTAAAAAAACAAAATCTGCATCAAAACTATTACTCTCCGCACCGCACTTTTCACACTCCCAATAAACCTTTCCATCACCATGACTGTCAAACCAAAATCGCTCTTTTAAAGTCTGCTTCCCTCCGCAGACTGGACAATCAAAATCTCTGAACTGCATTTACCGTAATTCCTTATTTTTATATTTTTTCTTTAACTCTTTATAAGCCTGCCTTCTTGTATCTGCTATTATTTGCCCGTCTATTTTTTGGTAAGTTCTAAAACGAGGACTATACTGATTGCCATATACTTGCCGTCTTAATTGTTTAGCTACTCTTGCATTCATTGTTTTTTCTTCCCCCCAAATTTATTTCTATGTAATCTTCGCTTTCAAAATCAAATTCTTCATCACTATTATTGCCTATTTCAATGCTAACTGTCATATTTGTAGCATCAATATCATATATAGTAACAACATTTACATTATCTTTTGGTTCAGGAATATTTAAACCTCTTTCAAGCCTAACCTCTATCCATGCTCTCTTTGCTTCCCATATTTTTTCAAGTGCTTCATCTACTGTTTTACCTTCAGCTCCACAGCCAGGTAAATCAGGTATTTCTGCAATATAATATCCCTTACCATCATAATCAAAATCCTTTTTAATTACGATATGATAACGTAAGCTGAGATAGTATGATAAATCTTTTTTTAAAACTCCCATACCACATTTTCTCCTTTATAAAACTTTCTTTTAATTATTTTCCCAATTAAATGTAAACTATCACATCCCAATATAAATATATCCACATGCCCGTCTTCTCTTTTGACCCATACTTGCACCATATCTTCTTTACCCCAAGGCACTGTTTCCAAGGCCTTCTTTTTCTCTCCTAGCCCTGTATGAAGGGTAGCTTGTATCCATAAGGTAGGCTTATTCTCTTTTTTGGCGATTAAATCCACACAACCAAATATATCGTTTCGTTGGCTGATATAGATTTGTTTCTTTTTGCCAAATTTATCTTTTGTAACAATCATTCTGCCAACGGGTTTCTGGTTATGAACAACCCAGCCTAATTCCTCAAGCCATTTTTTAATCCAGTCTTGGAAAAGTAAACCTTTTTTTCTGCGAGTGTCTTTCATCTATTTCTCCCCACATAATTTCTTTTTCAAAGCTTTATAATCTTCATCAGAAACTTCAATTTCTACACCATCAATAATTATGGTATGTTTTTTAGGAATAGGGCGGGCATATTTCCATGAATCACAAGTAAAACTTATGCCTTTTTTAAATCTTGTTTCGTCAACTAAATTTACAGATACATAAGGATAATTAGCCCCATCAATATAACCTACATAAATTCTTCTTTCCCATCTTTCGCTGTCATTGCTGAACTCAGCAACCTCGCCATATTCAAAGGCATAACCCTCAAACATTTCATCTATCCAACAGCACCGCTCATTGTCTTCCTCAATGCGATAGCAATCATTTTCAATCTTTTTAATAGTAACAACTTGCCCACAAAACTTTTTGTTTGTTTTAAGAAAAGGATAAAGATATTCTTTAAAAATACCAATATTATCATTACTTAACAATTCATATTGCCTTGCCATTGCCTCCCACTGACGAACTCTTACTCTATCTCCTTTTTTATAACGCATTTTACTCATCCTCCTCTTTTCCTTCGTTTTTTAATATCTCTTTTAACTGCCCTCTATGATGGCAATCTTTTAAATGAACCAAACGGCCATTTTCTTCAAATTTCAAATAAATCTCTTTTCCTTCTGTATAAAATTCACTCTGCCTAACTTTGGTAAATTGTAAGATTGGATATTCTCTCTTTTTATCTTCACCATCATACAGAATTTCAAAGCCATAAGCAGGTCTTTGTAGTGAGCTTTCTCTACCATAAGGTTTCAATTTTCCATATTCCTCTCTGGCCTGCCAGAACAGAAAGATTAAGCTTTTGTGTCCTTCCTGTAACTTACGAATAAATTTGTTTACTCTGTCATACCTACCGGTTAAATCTGCCCAGTCCCAAATAAGGATGCTATTTTTACTTATTGCTAAAGGCTTCATAAACGGATCTGTAATAGGGATAAATCTAACCTTTCCTTCTTCTTCCCATTCAATCATTTGTTCTACATCAACTAATTTAGCAAACCTGTAAGCAATATTTTCTTTGCATTCAGAGTAATAATAATGAACCGTTAAACCTCTTTGTAGATAAAAAAGAGCTATGTTAATAGCAAAATAACTCTTTCCCTGTCCGTAACTTGCATATATCAAGATTATGTCTGAAGGAAATAATAAACATTTATAACCAATGCCAAATGGTAGTGGTATTTTAAGCTCTGGTTTCAACATATCTTCAAAGGCAGTAGGTGTGGTATGCTTGATGATGCGGTAGTCTCTTGAATTGACTTTCTCTACTTTGCCAAACTCAACAGCTTTATTTAGTATTTTATACGCCGTTGAATATTGGCTCCTATTTAGCCCTAAAGTTTGCATCATCTCTTTTATAGTAAAAACAAATTCACCGTCATGGTCTTGAAAACTGCCCAAATACTCCAAGACCAACTTTAAAACAGAGCCTCGCTGTGCCATTTAGCGTAAGTCCAGATGCCACTTTAGTCTTTAATTTTGAAATACTGTTTCAATGCCTGCCTTATTATGTAACTCCGATTGACATCTTTTTTCTCGCACTCCTTGTCAATCCTTACTAAGTAATCAAGAGGTAAGGAAACAGTTACCGTGGTATTTCTTCCTCGTTGCATTTTCATTTTGTCCTCCTTTATTGAAATAAGGTATTCTTTTATTCCAAGTTTGCTTAATAAATTGAAATATGGTTTATTCTTCACTTGCTAATTTCTCTAAAGCTGTTTTTAAATATTGCTTCATAGTGTCATCATCCAAATAGCCATCAAATCCTGCACCTAATTTTTCCCCAAGGATTTCTTTACCATCCACAGCATCCATAATATTATCAGTCTTCTTTGGAGATACTCTAATACTTAATATCCCCCATCTATACCTTACATAGACCATCCTACCGTCCATTAACTTCACTTCCCATTGGCTAGGGCAACTATCACATGTTCTCCTGATGTATTTAATGCCGATAATTTGCTGTGTCATTTAACTTTTGTTCTCCTTTAATTTTTATCAATTCTCTTGGATGCAAATAAAATGTATCACAATCTTCAAAATACAAATTATTTAACAATTTCACCTTGATTGAATGTTCAGTTATTTTAATTACTTTTGCTAGCATGTCTTCAATATCATATATTTTTGCGATAGGACAAGGTAAAATTTTTACTATGTCTCCTACTTTAAAACATTTTAAAAATGCCGAAGAAGCCATTCCATCTTCCCTTAATAAAATAACTTACTTACATGAAAAAGTTTGAATTTGCTAACTTCTCTATAATCCATTAAAAACTTAGCCAATTTTGCCTCCATATTCAAACTTTGATTTTCCCTACTTTGTCTAAATGTCCAATATACCATTCTTAAAAACACCTTTTAAAATTTTCTGCAAAATGTATGAGGGGGAGGTAATAATAATATATATAATATTATTCTGTTTCATCCTTTTCAATTTCGTCTATTATTTTTTTAATATCATCCAAAGTCCATGCAGAAATAGATACAGTGTTATTTTTTGTAGCTGTATATCTTTTATTTTTCAAAAAAATTTTGTAGCCTTTATATTCTTCTATAAAAGTCTTCACTAAAACTCCTCCATATTTTGTTTCTGAGCAAGGTTTAATGGCCTAGACATACTTTTATATGTCTTTGAGGTTGAAACTGGCTCAGCGTTTAAATGTGTGCGTCTGAGAGTAAATGGGCTATCCATTGCATATCCAGCTTTTAATCGTTCTCTCATTACCTAAAAAATTTATTTTTACATTATTCAATGACCATTGATTAACGGCTATTGCTCCTAAAGAAGCAACAAGGCAAATAAAAGCCTTTGCACCACGCCAAGTGCAAATATCAAATCCGTCTTGTGCTTTTTCGGGTTTAAATTCTTTATCCCAAACTACCTCAAATGTTCTTTCTGCTGAATAGGCTATATGAATGGCATAAGGACAGGATATTAAAGCCCGGCTTTCAGCATTATCAAAACAATCCAAGCAGAGGTCAAATTGATCTAACGCTGGTTTTGTGTCAATCTTAAGATTCTGAGCTTGGGTAATTATTCCATATTGGTCATATAAATTGAGCTGTAAGGCTTCGCTTTTATATAATCCTATTTGAGAAGGTCTAAACCATTGATTAGGAATATTCCTAGTTTCAACTTTATCATAATCAAATAGATAGTATCCCCAATCTGGATGAGCACCAACTAAAATATAAGCTAAGTTACTACCTAATGCACCGCACCCAAAAATAGCTATTTTCATTTTCCCCTCACTAAAAAATCTAAATGAAAGCACATTTTCAATCCCTTACAAAGTGGCTCTTGGAATTGGGGAGAAGGTAAAATTACATTCTTTAAATAATTCCCAAAAATATCATATTCACCAGTAAACAAAGAATTTTCATATTTGAAGACAAAATCCCCAAGCCCTGGCTGATATACAACAAAAAGTGAATGATAAGGTGCAAGGGCTAATTCAAGTGCTTCATAAAATTCATTATCTATATTACTTAGACCAACTCCTATTTCAGGCGAATGAGTATGAATTACAACCCAGTCTTGAGGATAAAGCTTATGCAGTTCCCACCATTCCAAAAAATCAAATTTCACAGAAGCACTATTGCCAATTTTAATTTGAATGAGATTTTTAAACAATCCTTCAGTGCCTAAAATTACACCTACTTCTTTGAATGCCATATTTAATACCTCGTTTTATAGATTAAATCCTTTTCAATAAATTCTTGAGCTGTTAATACCATGCTTTTAAGAGATAAAATATTATCCATGCCTTCTACACAAAAGCCTGCCTCTTTTATTTGGAAATTATTAGGATTGATTAAGCTGTTAAACTTTTCCCCCTGCACAGACCAGCTAATTTCTAAATTGTCTCCACGCTGTTTCAGTTCAATTAAATGCCCATTTACTTCTTCTAATGCAGATTTAACTCGTCCTACCAAAGTCTTTTTAAATTCTTCTTCCTTTTGGGCTTTTAGCAATTCTTGTTGAGTTTTATATTCTAATACATACAGAAAATATAAATACCTTAATTCAGGAGTTAATCCTTTTATGTCTATTATAGGCTTATCTACATCTAAATGTTGTTTGGTTATAAATTTATCTTTTAGCTTTATTAAAAGCGGATTGCTTGGATATTCCCAGCCGTAAAAAAACATTACCTTGGCTGGGGTTGCAATTGGGATAATTGCATAAGACTGCCAGTCTAAGTCTGTGCGTAATAAATGAAGTGGTTGGGAGGAATTAGTTGTTATACCCCATTTCGTTTTAAGCAGATTGAACGAATAAGGCACAAATTCATTATGAAACCCGTATCCCGTAAATGCTCTATTTTGATAAATAAGCTTTACATCTAAAGCTGAGGCTTGGGCTATTTCTACATTGCCTTTACACATTTCAATCCAATACCAGCCATCGCCCCAATTCCTTGCTCGTAAATGTTTAGAAATATCCAAAGTATAAATATCGCTGTAAGCCACTCCATTTAATACGGGTGCTAGAAACTTCATTTTTTCTTCATAAATTGACCTGATAGTTTTAAGAATTTTATATCGCATAATACCACTCTGGCAGTGTTAATAAGGGCGTGTTCATGATTTCTTCTATAATAGCCATTTGCCCTTTCATAGCAACCTTAATAGCTTCCATGACTAAAGCTGAATTGGTAACCGTTTCATAACTTAAAACAGATACAGGAATTCCATTATCCTTATAAGCTATTTCTAATTGGTTGCCTCGTCCAGAATAAGGATGATTAGACCAACAATCTATAATTACACAAGCCTTGGGTTTATCTTTATAATCTTTAATTTTCTGTGTAAGATTTCCCATATTATGACCTTCCACTAATTCTGTAATAAATATATCCACATCCGCCCCAAACTTTCTTGCTTCAGGATATAAAGCGAAACAATCAGTAGCCCCACACGGTCTAATTCCAAATAAAATTTGTGCAAAGGCATCTTCTACAAATTCATCAGGCAGAGGTAAAACTTTACTATAAACATTAAAAACGCCCCACCTAAAATTTTCTTCAGGATTGGATACCATTTCTGCAATTAACGGCGCAACCTTTTTAGCAACCCTAATCGCATCTTCCATACTTCCAGATATATCAATATGAAGGAATACTTTGCCTATTTCAGCTTTTTCAAAGGCCTCTTTATGAACCTTAGCTCTAGCTTTCTTCATTGTGTGTTTTAACTTAGAGGAAATCTTTTTAACTCTTGTAACTCTATCTACGGCAGTGCGGGACTGGGCAATTTTCTTTTCATATAATTTTTTAATTTCTTTATAAGCCCATAACCCTTTATCTTCAAATAACTTACTTAAAATTAACACTTCATCAGGATTAGCCACATATAATAAAGCAATTGCAATTTCAGGTGTGACTTCTGGAATTGCACCCAAGGCTCTTTGAACTTTAATTTTCTCCTTAATAATTCTTTCTGCAATTTCTTTAGTAGTTAATCCGTCAAAACTTAAACCTTCTTCAATTTTTACAGGAGTAGTTTTCTGCTTCCACCTAAGGATAGATGCAGTTTCAGGAGAAGGTGCAAGGTGCATCAAACGGTAAAGATTTATGTATGTTTTAGATAATCCCTTATTCTTAATACCCCTAATGTAAAACGGATTTTTCTCTCTATATTTAATATATTTTTTTACAGCGGTATTTAAAACAACAGGCCAATGCCTTGCATAAGAAAGCCCATTTGTTCCCCATTTAAGACAGCCTAATTGTTTCACTCTAAATACTAACCTAGGTTCAAGCTCTTGAATTGCGGCGGCACTTACAAT